TCCCTGCTGCTTCGTACATCAACAGCATCAACGTCGATGTGACGGTGGCGTTCAACGCCGGTACCAACAACACGATTACGATTGCTATGGGTCCGACGGTTGGTACGGCGGGCACTACGCTTGCCACGGTGACGGGTACGGCCGCTAATATCGGTATTGGTCGTTATACGTCGGGAATCACGATTGGCTCAGCGGTGTTTGCCCAACCTGCGGGGTCGATTCCTTACTTGGTGAATACCAGCTACGGTCAGACGACTCCGACGGATCAAGTCATTCAAGCGTATTTTACGGGTACGGGTACGGCCGCTACGGCAGGTACGGCGTATATTACTCTTGACTATATTGTGCGTAACCCGGATGGTTCCTGGTACCAGCAGACGCCGACGTATCCAATTTCTAATCCGCCGACTATCGCTTACTAAACTTAAATGGACGCGGCTCCAGCTTTACAAGCCTTCGCCCCGCTCGATGGAGGTCCGACGACGGGCTTTATCAGCAGTACAACGATTGCAGCGATCACAGCCAATGCGGTTGCGGGGCTGTTGCCGGGGGCTACCGGGACGTCGGCGCAGACTCTTCCGCAGCAGCCTAATTTTTATAAACAGATTCAAGTTACTAATACGACCAACGGCGTTGCCTTTGTTAACTTTGGGATCGGTACTACAGGCGTCGCAGCGGCTACGGTTGCCAATAGCTATCCTGTTTTGCCCAATGCCAAAACAATTGTAACCATTAACGGACAATATACGGCCGCAAGTGTAATTTTAGCTTCCGGGTCAACGGCTGGAAGTGTTATATTTACGCGAGGTCAGGGGCTGCCTTAATGCCAAGCAAATCCCCCGCGCAAGCAAGATTGATGCGCGCAGTGGCCCACGGTTGGAAGCCCAGTAATTTCAAAGGTCCAAGTAAAGCAGTAGCCAAAGAATTTGAGAATGCAGACAAACAAAGGACAGCACACATGAGGAAAGGCGGTATGAAACCCATGCGACCCCGATTGCCAGCAGCGCTGGCGGCGCAATCTATGCCTCCTCCGAATGCGGCGGCCGGTCCCGTTACTTCTGGTCAACCGGGCGGAATGCCCCCTGGAGCCCCTGGTATGAAACGCGGTGGAAAGACTCACAAGATGGCGAAAGGCGGCGTGACTCCGAAAACGGATAAAGTCCCGAGCGACGAAACTTCCGAAAAGAAGTGGTCGCTCAAGGGCGAAGACCACGACGAGAAAGGCGAAAAGGTCGCCATGAAGCGCGGTGGCGGCGTCAAGAAAAAGCATCGGTATGCTTCCGGTGGCGCGGTGAAGTCCCGTGGTGATGGCATTGCCGAGCGCGGTCATACGCGCGGCACGTTTCGTTAACTTGTTGGAGAATCGTTATGAGTGAACATAAAGGCCGAAGCGTTAAGTCCCCGCACTCGCCGGAGCATTACAAAGAAGTGGAAACTCCGTTTAAGGAGCATCCGATGGAAAGCTCTGGCCCGTTTCACGGTTCGCACCCGGATCACTATGCGCCGCATCAAGAACACGTGCGCAAACATCTGCATGGGAAGTAAGTCTTAGCAATAAGACTTTTAGATTTCCGTGACTGCAACGTATCCGACCAGCGGCACGACGAGTTTTAATCTCGACATTACCCAGATTGCCGAAGACGCTTGGGAACGTTGCGGTTCTGAACTGAGATCCGGATATGATCTACGAACGACTCGTAGATCAATGGGTTTGTTGTTTTTGGACTGGGGAAACCGGGGATATAATTTATGGACCGTAGATGGTCCCTATAGCGTAACGTTGGTTCAAGGTCAGGCTACTTATAATCTTCCGGCCGACACGGTTGATTTAATTGATCATGTGATCCGCACAGACGCAGGCCAAGAGTATTTACAGACTGATTTAAATATCTCTCGGATATCCCTGCCGACTTATTTGTCTATACCGAATAAATTAATCCAAGGCAGACCCATACAAGTCTGGATCAATCGGCAAGGGGCGCAAAACGACCAAGCCGTATCTCCGAATTCCAACGCCGCCAATCCCAATTATGTCGAAGGTATTCAGTATCCTCAGTTTACCGTATGGCCGACGCCCGACGGATCACAGACTTGGACCTTCGTCTATTATCGCGTCCGCCAAATCCAAGACGTGGGTAGCACCGGATACAACGGCGTGGACATCCCACCGAGATTTCTGCCTGCTCTTGTCGCAGGGCTCGCGTATTACTTGAGTTTAAAAATCCCCGGTGCAATGGAACGGACGCCGTTACTTAAGCAGATCTATGATGAAACTTGGGAAATGGCGACCGGCGAAGATCGCGAGAAAGCCGCCGTAAGGTTAGTTCCTAGACAGAGTTTTATATATTGACATGAATAAATTATTTTTGTTTTTGGTTTTTATTAGTTGTTCTGTTTTTGCGCAGACTACTACCATTGGTAATTTGCCCAATGCGTCTACGTTGACAGGAACAGAAGCTATCCCGTGCGAGCAAGGCGGTACTAGGCAGTGTTCGGTCGCCCAGATAGGGACCTACGCGAATAATAACTTTAATTACAATCCGTCTACTTTGGGCGGTGTTTTTTATGTTCAGACACCCGTCACAAACGCCACTATCGGTGCGGCGGCAACCGCTGCCTACAACGCGGGCGGCGGGACGGTTCAATTCCCGGCTGGCACGTTCACTCTGACGGCTCCTGTCTGCGGACCCGTCAGCACAGGCGCGGGTAGCGTGTGCTATCCCAACGTCATCTACAACGGCTCGGGCTACGCCATCGCCGCCAACGGTGTGCTAACCGGTACGGTTCTTCAGGGCAACGGAACCTTTGACGGCTTCGACTACAACAACGTGGACTGCAACGGTACAAACTGTCCAGCCCCGGCGGTTAGCCCAACCTTGTTCGTTGCCGGTTACATCAAGGGTTTTGGCGTCAGGAACCTGTCGCTCACGAACTTTGCTTACGGAATGAAGATCGGTGCGCTTTACAACCCAGGTATGAGCGGAGGCATCATCGAGAACGTCTCGGCGGTTAATAACACGCAGTGGGGGTTCTGGATCGAGAACATGTGGCTCTCGACTTTTCGTAATCTCGACAGCAGTTTTAATACCGCAGGCAACATGTGGTTCGGCGTGTCGGGGGCCAGCGCACAGAATGGCGGCAATAGTTTGTGGGAATTTCTGACCGTCCAGATGAACACATCGCTGATTCAGCGAAGCATCGTGTTCGCTGCGCGCGGCCCGCTCGATGGCACGACCTTTAATCAGTTTACAGTCAATAACGTGACGGTCTCGGCGCAGACGCGGACGCCCTCCACGCAAGCCGCGACGATGGATGGTTCGACGGCCAACATCACCGTGACTGACTCGACCAAGTTTGCGGTCGATGCTCCAGTGACTTTCAGCGCAACGGTTAATGGCTTCACGGTCAATACGGTCTACTTCGTTACTTCCATCGTCGGTAATGTCATTCAAGTTTCATCTTCTGAGGGCGGTACGGCGATCAATACGACAGGGACTACGGCAGTTAACATTACTGCGGCTGGTTTCGAGCCGTTGGAACTCGTCGCCTATGGGACGTGTACGTTTCAGCCGGTTGTTTTGACTGCAATCGATCTTGAGAACAATCCGACTGCGTACACACCCGAGTTTGTTTTTCAGAACACTAGAGAAGCGGCTATTCATTTGACCTATGTGACTGCGGGCGTTCCTGCGACTGGCGTGTTGCGTGGTGCTTACGGCACCTATGTCTATGGCACCGACAACAGCGCAGCCCCGGCCGGGTTGCAATTGGACATCGGCAATGACTCGTCTTCTACGACTATCGCAGAAGGCGCGATGTATTCGGCTGGTGTGACGGCGGGTCTCACGCCAAGTATGGGTATCGGGTTTAACTATCTCTCGCTTTTTTCAACCACGGATGCTCGCTGCCAGAACGGCGCTGGCATGATTAGCATCACTTCTCGCTATCGGCGCGACGTGTGCGCGAACAAGAATAACAAGTTCTGGGATTTCCAAGAATACCCATTCGGCGCCAGGTCTCAGCAGTTGGGCACAGGTTCTACCATCTTTCCAGGATCGCAGACTTCTGCGACCAGCAACATTGCGTGCGCGGCCACGGGCAGCGCTAACACGCTGACCTTGCCGTTGCTCGCAACAGGTGGAGATGGAATCTATTTCCACATCTCTAACCCCTCGACCGGCACCTGTACGGTCTCGTCGCAGAGTTCTCAGCCGATCTTGAGCGCTGGCGCATCGGTCACGAGCGTCGTGCTTGCCCCGCAGAGCAACGCCGATTTTTGGTCGATCAGTAGTGCAGGAACATTAGAATGGTCCGTCAGCAGCAGCGCATTGATCACGGGCACGACCGGCACGATCAGCGGCAGCGTCGCCAACGGCGCCTGTGATACCGGCACCGCGACGCTAACCGGCGTAGCGTCTTCGATGGCACTCGTGGCGAGCGCGGTCTCAGCGAGCGGACCCGGCGCGGGCTGGAGTGTTTCTGCGTACATGTCAGCGAGCAATACCGCTACGGTGCAAGTCTGCAATGCTACGGGCGCCACGGGTTCGCCGACCAGCACAGCCTACAACGTCAGAGCTATACCGTAGAGGATAAATCATGCGCTATTTAGCAATACTTTTCGTCTCTATCATCGCGATGTCCGCATCTTCTAACGCTGAGGCTGGCCTTTACTTGGCTAGTAAATCGTTGCCCCCAGCGACTGTTAACGTGCATTACTCGTTTTGGTTTAAGGCGACCGGCGGCACCAAGCCCTACACCTGGTCAGCCCCGAGCGTACCTCTCGGCATGAGATTAACGAGCGGGGGGATACTGTACGGGACCCCGAAAACAGGCGGGGTCGTGACCATCAACGTTACGGTCACGGACTCCGCGTCGCCCCCGCAATCCCAGACCCGTGCCCTGCCGATGACGATTAACGCAACCGTCGCCGACAACTGCGGGAGCGTTCTGGGTGGCCCTGTCATCTTCTGTGACACCTTCGATGCGCCAGCCGGTACGGGCAATAGGGCGGGCCAACTCGACGGTGACGTCTGGGGAGTCTCGCGCACGATGGGCGACTCCGGTGTGAACTTGGGACAAGCGGCTTACAACCTGTGGAACGCGACGACCATCGACAATTGCGACGGCACCACGCCGACGGTCAACGCGCCCAACGACGTCATCATCTGCAACGGTCAAGTGCGCGAAGCCACCAACGACAACAATACCGGCATATTCGACGCGGGCGACGTGCTCACATTGGCGATGTATCCTAAGCAGTCGTTTGACTTCGCGGGACGCACCGGGACCGTCAGCTTCGACGTATCCAATGACTCGGGCGGGATACACACCGCGTGGCCTGAGTTTTGGATGTCGGATTTGCCAGTGCCTGCGCCGTTCTCGCACTTTAGTTCCTGGGTGACGATGCCGCAAAACGGGTTCGGCATCCGCATGTCGGCCGTAGCGCCCGTGGGGATGGAAGGCGAGTGCCCGAACGCCAACAACCTAGCGTACCCGCGCTGGACCGTCGAGTCGGTCGTCGCCTCGCGTAATTATGTGATGAACGATACCGACGGCTCCGGCACGCCCAGCGCAATGACCATGACGCAACTCGACTGCGTGATCTCGTCTACCGGCCCCGGCAACATGAATCACGTCGAGTTCCGCATTTCGCAGAACCAGATCGATGTGTACGCGACCGACGCGGGCGTCGTGGCTACTCCTTCGACGCTGCGTCACATTGCCACGGTCACCAACGCCAACCTGACGTTTACGCGCGGCTTCATCTGGCTGGAAGACGTGCATTACAATGCCGACAAGGGCGACGTGCCACCCGCTCCGTCGCAGCGGCAGCACACATTCTCGTGGGACAACGTCGCCTTCGACGGCCCGTTCACGGACCGCGACTTCGCCTACGATGCGCCCGACAACACGGTCCCAGGGCCGAATGGTGCTGTAAACCTGGGTCAACTCTCTTTGCCAAACGAGACCTCAACCTGGAACGTGCCGAACCTGCCAGCGAATCCCCAAGCGGGTGCGGTTCGTGTGCTTTTCGACTTCAACGAAGAGTACCGTCCCAACCCGACGGTGCTGAATGTGATCGTCAACGGCAACGCGACGTCGGTGCCGTGGCCCTATCCCGATCAGCTTGAGTACACGTGGCGCACGCTCGCCGTGACCATCCCCATCTCGTGGCTGGTGGCGGGCACAAACGTTGTGCAGTTGGGCGCCGACACGGCGGAAGTCTTTGCCAACGTCGATATCGTATTAGGTGATGTCCTCTACGGCGTGCCTGTTTTGCCAGGTTCGACCAATTCGTATCCCTAAAGATTATGAGTAATCGTTTTGCTTCTGGTCAAAAAGCAATCGCGGAATGCGATCAGTGTGGTTTTAGATATCCGTTGAAAGAACTCCGCCCGCTGACGATTAAGACCAAAGTAACGGATATTTTAGTTTGTCCGACTTGCTGGGACCCTGACCATCCTCAATGGCAACTGGGTATGTACCCCGTCGAAGACCCGCAAGCCATACGCGATCCGCGCCGGGATAACAGCTATTACGCCGTTGGCAACGATGGGGCGGGCGGTAGCCGCGTGACCCAATGGGGCTGGAATCCGGTAGGTGGCGCCAGAAATTTTGATTTTTTTGTAACGCCAAATAGTTTATTTGCTATAAGTAATGTTAATTCAGTGGCGGTTACTAGTAGCGGATCTTCTACTAGTAATTATTTAGTTACTGATACTGGCAGTATTATTGTTACGGACTCTGGATTTTCTTTAATAACCGATTGATCAGGAGACAGCATGAAAGCCGAAAAAGCGGTTCACAAACACGAATCGCATCTGCATAAAGGCCAACCCAAAACTAAGTTTAGTTCGGGCGGGCGTACGATCACCAATGCCAACTTGAAAAAGTATGGCCGAAATCTGGCGCGAGCCAAGAATCAATCTGGAGCAAAGTGATGGCTAAGCCCAAGCACGAGAAGAAGCACCGCGTCGAGCGGCCGTATATGTTTCATGGCTGGGACGAAGACCCCATCGATAAATATTCGCAGCCCAAGCCAAACGACGTGCCGACTGGATCGGGATATCCCCAAGAAGGCATCGACAACGACAATGTCTTGGTCAAAGGCCGCTGGCCCAAAGGTACCCGTAAGAAAGAACTTATGGAGATCAAAGGTGCGGGCGCAGCCGAGCGTGGCAAGAAGTTTCACGTTTACAACCAAAAGAAATACTCCGTCGAAGAGTAATTTCCAGTGTTGTTAACTTACGCTGCCGGGACTGACTCGGTCAGTAATCTCTGGCAAGTGATCCAGGATTACACCGTCAACAATGAGCCGACGTTTATATCGGAGATCCCCAATTTTGTCACGGCTGCCGAGACTAGAATTTATCAGTCGGTGCAGATCCCGGCCATCCGTAAAAATGCGACTAGTGCGTTGTTGGCCGCTAATCAATACATGATGACGCCCAGTGATTATATTTATACGTACTCTATTGCCGTGACTGATCCTGCGACTAATAATCAGCATTTTCTGGTAGACAAGGATGTTAATTACATTCGAGAAGCGTATCCCAACGTTAGTTATACGGCGATTCCGCAGTATTTTGCGCAGTTTGATTACCAAACATTAATACTCGGCCCGACGCCCGATCAAAATTATATTTGCGAACTGCATTACGGATACATGCCGGTAAGCATAACCGTTGCCGGATCTTCGTGGCTAGGTAATAACTTTGCAGACGTATTGTTGTATGGCGCTTTGCGTGAAGCGTATATCTTCATGAAAGGCGAGCAAGATGTCATACAAGAATACGAGAACAAATACCAAGAAAGCCTAATGCTGCTCAAACAAACCGGCGACGGCAAGTTGCGACAGACCGCGTTTAGGGACGGGCAAGTAAGGCAGAAGATCAAGTGAGCGGGATCTTACAAACCCTCACGGTGAGTTTTAAGCGCGAGTTGTTCTGCGGTTTTCATGCGTTTGACAGCGAGTATCGCACGGCGGATACGTTTTATATTGCTTTGTACAATGCTCCAACGACGCTGGATTATACCATTACGGCTTATACCACTACGGGCGAGGCTTCTGGTTATGGGTACACGGCGGGCGGGCAGCAGATTCTTCCGACGACTCCGGCTATTTACGCGACAACTGCTGCGGGAGTTAATTTCGGAGTGGTGACTTGGACCAATTCGACGATCACGGCCAACTGCGCATTAATTTATAACCAGACGCAAAATAATAGATCGGTGTGTGTTTTGTCTTTTGGTAACTTTAAATACAGTTCTAATAATAGTTTTGTTGTGACGCCGCCTGTCAGTGGCGTTCTAATGGGTATCAACTAGTGCCAATCGTATTTGAAATCTCCATGATGCCTAATCCTACGGGCGGCCCTACTATTTTGACCGGCTCTAGTTTGCCTGCCGGGACCGTAGGAACTCCGTATACAGAAACTTTTTATGCTATCGGAGGCACGGTACCCTATGTCTGGAGCTTGGCGTCGGGGACTTTACCGGCTGGACTGACGTTGTCGTCCGTAGGTATTTTGTCGGGCACGCCGACGACAGCCGTAAGTTCTTCGTTCACGATTCGCGTAACTGACAGCCGAGGGTTGTTCACGACCAAGGCGTTTACGTTAAATATTGCTTCTGCGTCGCTGACGATTACCACGACGTCGCCGCTAACATCAGGCACCGTAGGATCTGTGTATTCTTTTACGATGATGGCGACAGGCGGTGTGACGCCGTATACGTGGAATATTACTTCTGGGACTCTACCGGCGGGGTTGATCCTGACACCGTCTGGGGTTATTTCCGGCACTCCAACGACGGCGGTCTCTAACGATTCAGTGGTTATCCAGGTCACTGACAGTGGCAGTTCAACTGCATCTGGGACGTTCTTAATTACGATTGGTTCGGGCGGGACTGGAGTCGGTTTTAACGCAGGCCCAGTGAATTATTTCGACACCGGCAACAGATTCCTGAATGTTCTGAATGCTGGTTTTTGGGCCACGCAGAACAGCAGCGGTAACGAGACGAACGAAGAGCAATACCTTGCTCTCGATTCAAACGGCTATCCTACCTCAATGACCGGGATCAATCTTGGCAGTCATACCCAAGTCTTTACGCAGATCAGTTGCGGCATGTTCCTCGGCATGCCGAGCGCGACAGGTGTGACCAATCCCTATCCAGCCGGCAGCTACACGCTGACGCTTACCGGACAAGGCAGCTTTAAGTTCTACAGCAGCTCCGGGGACGTGAATGCGAACAGCCTTGCTCTGGTGTCTGGAACCGGAGTCACGATCACCGGCAACAGTGCGGTACTGACCGGAACTGGAACGTGCGTGTTTACGATTCAGATGACTCCAAACGGCGGGTTTCAATTCGCGCTGACTGCATTGCCGAGCAACACCAACTATTTCACCAACATCAGTTTGGTGCGCACGTCGCAAGTCACTGCCTATCAAGGCGGCCAGATCTTCAATCCAGACTATGTGGCGTTGCTGAGTGGCGTGAAGGTCATGCGCTTTATGGACTGGTCGAACGTCAACAACCTGTTCCAATTCAATTCAAGCACGGCCACCGTAGCGAACGGCGCGACTAGTTGCACACTGCAAAATGCATGGACGTATCAATCCCAGACCAGAAATGTTTACTGCATGAATGGTCAGGTAGTATCCATGACGTTTGCGGCCGGATCAACGGCCGTTTCGTGGACGCCAGCACTTACATCGGCGCTCTCGACCGCGTTTACCGTTTCTGGTGCGAGCGGTTCTCAGGGTTGCAGCAACTTCTATATCGATTGGCTCGATACGTGGTCGCAGCGGTCATTGCCGACAAACTTTAGCTGGGTTGGCAATCAGGGCGTCCCCTATGAAGTGATGATCGATCTATGCAACCAGCTTGGCTGTGATTGCTGGATACCTGCACCGCTGTTTGCGACGCCTTCGTTTCTCACGAGTTTCCACGGATTGATCGCGAACGGTACAGGAATCACCTCGGGATATTCCGCACTCACCAATAATTTCTGGTCCGAAATTTCAAACGAAGTGTGGAATCCGGGAACCACTCGACAGGCGCTCTCGGAAATCTATGGCAACACACTGTTTCCGAATGCAGCCCCGAGCAGCGGCAGCATTTTTGAGGCTGCAGGAGATTGGCGCGGCTATCTCGCCGCAGTCAATGCCTCTGTAGCGCAGACGGTTTGGGGATCGAAATTTAGCCGCTGCTATCCGATGATCGCATGTCAGGCGGCGAATTACGGCAATTATGGCGATCAGGGAGAACAATTAGCCGCGCCATACTGGGTCGCGCACGGATCAACCAACGGCTACGTCGGACCCACAACCAATTACCCAATAAAAGCCTGCGCCATTGCGCCGTACTTTCCAGGAGGTCAGCCGAATTACGCCGACAGCACAACGATTCTTGCACAGAGCGATGGTGGAGTGAGCTACCTAGAGCAATGTTTCACGACGAACGTGATGGTAGGAGGCAGC